TGTTACGGTGTAGGTGTTACTTCCATCGTCGCCGGTAACCTTTACTACTACCTCGTTCTCGCCGGTTTCCCATGTTACTGTATCGCCGCTGTCAATCTCAGTATCGTTCACGGTGATCTTGATGGTTGCCGCCTTATCGCCTGTAGCTGACACCTTGTTAGTCGCATTTGAAGTCGTTACTTCATACTCAAACACGTTCGGGCTGAATTCAGGTGTCAATGTAAGCGACCCGATCGTCAGGCTCGATAGGGTCTCACTTATGGGGTTACGTCGAGCTTCGCGAAAGCTCTGGGTGCAAGAAGCGCACACTGGAACCTTGCATATCCGCTGAAAATGTTGACATGCTTCTTGATATCGCGGTCAGACTCAACCATGATGTCCTGTACCATATTGCCGACAATCTGCTTAGGATCTCCGATCCAGATGATATCATCGACAATGGCATCCTCAACCTTCACGGGGAATCCCATAAGCATACCGCGGATACCCTCGTTCGCTGTCTGCTGGAAGATAGGTCTTCCGGCATCGTCTACCATGCCAACAATGTACTTGTAGATGGTGGTCTGAGAAGCGTAAACTTTAATGTTGGATACGTTCTTGAGAGTAGCCAGTGTATTGGTAAGGTCGGTCCATGCAAGTACACCGCTTGTGTCAGCATCGACTGCGTTTGTAGCACTTGCATAGTCGGTACCGATCTGAGCGATTACATCCCTTGCAAGAGCTGCACCGAGACGGTCAGCGATCTCGTTGGTGATAAACTGCTCAAATCCGTCAATGCTCATGATACCGAGTGCGTAGCTGATCTCGACAGTCTTCGCAAAGTCTTTACCGGAGAGGGTAACCTTAGCAAAGGTGTTGTTTTCGTCATCAGCCGGAGCTGTTGCCTCGTTTACGGTACCTGCGTCACCTGCTGCGATAGCTGTACGCTTTGTCACTTCGAGGATGGTGCCTGTTCTGTAGATGGTGATATCACCAAGGATACTGTGCTTTTCGTCGATCAGATCCCAGATTGTGTTAAGCAGTGTTGTAGGCACTGTATAACCTGCGGTCTGTCCACCGGTTGTTCCGGTTGTGTGCACAAATGCTCCACGCTCTTCAGCTGTAAGCTCTAAGCCGAGCATTTCCTTGCACCATGCGGTGCGGTATTCTGCAGAGTCAGGAGCAAAGGTTCTGGTCTGTACGGGAGGTACAGGACTCTGTATGGATGTGGGAACTGCTTCTTTGGCTGCAAGTCTTGCTGCAAGAGCATTTCTCCTTTCGATGTCTTCAAGGGCTACTCTCTGCCCTTCCAGTTTGTTAACTTCAGCTTCAAGAGCCGGCACGTCAAGACCTTCTGCCTTGCTGTCAAGGAGAGCTCTTATCTCCTTAAGTCTTGCAATTATCTGTTCAAGTGTCATTTCTTTTCTCCTTTCAAGAGTTTGTCGATTTTTGTTTTAAGTTCTTCAATGGACTTGCGTTTTTCGGCTTCGAGAAGTCGCTCCGCTTCCGCCTTTGCGATCACTCCGTCGCTCAGGCTCCTTGCCGATATCTCAGTACCATCATTTGCCGGGATGGATACCGCTGATACATCAAAAACCTTTTCAAAAGCTGTGATTTTGCGGTGATAATAGTGCTTTCCATCCCTGTTTTCTTCCGTAATTTCATCGGTTTTAACGCGAAATCCGAAAGACATCTTGTCTGTATAGCCACCCTTTATCTCACCATAAAGCTGCTTGCCTATTTCGGTTCCGCCAAGATAAGCCTCAACCTTAAGTCCGTGAGAGTCAGGAGTTAAGCTCAATGTGTTATTTGCCGTTCGCGCAAATACTCTGCCGACATGATCGTATTGGAAGATTACGTCTGACAGATCGGCTCCGTCAAAGGCTCTTGAATCTACTTCCTCGTCAAATATTACATTCCCGGAGCTGTATATCTGGTACCGCTTGCCGAATGTAGTAGCGTAACCTCTGACCTTGAAATCCTGCGCTTCATCAACAGCCACCGTCATGCGCCTGTATTCGCGTCCTGCTTTGATTTTTTCATCTAAATCCATTATTTCTCCTCCTCTGAAGTCTCGCCCGTCGGCATAGTATCAAGTCTCCTTACAAATTCATCTCCGCCCTCATAAGGTGCAAGATTGAATACCTGGCGGAGTTCGTTCGGTGTCAGGATACCCCGGTCAACAAGCTGGATCATGTTAAGTTTGGTCTTATTACTTGCATATCCGATCCGGTTGCTCTCATATATGATGTAATTTTTCATCTGCTGTTCGCGGACCGTGAATACCTTACGTGTCAGCTCTGTACCGAGAGCTACGAGGAAAGGCTCAATCCTTGCCTCGTAGAAGGCTTCCATGTCATCCTCGTTATATTTTGACATCAGGATGTCGTCATTTATACCGTAGTAACGGAATACGTCATCTCTGTATTCCTTGATAAGCTGTGGATCCGTAACTATCGGCTTCATCTCGATCGGAGTGAACTCCTGCGTAGCGTCAAGCGATGCGATTCCGCCCGAGTTCTCAAGATTTAAGTAATCTTGGACAAATTGATCCTTCTGTTTTCTCACATCGTCATTTGACAGCATAGCTTTTGTCGATTTCAGGATTCCTCGAAGGTTTGCGGTAGACCTTACCGCATTGGCAACGCCCTGATCGGCTGTGTTGATAAGATCAAGCTTGTTAAGTATCGCCCGGTTATCGTCTCCCCAGATATCTGAGGTATAATAATCCTTACGAAGAACTGCAAGATCTTCCCACGGAAGCACGAGAACGCGCTCGCTGCTGCCCGAAAATAAGAACTTGATGAATAGTCTCCCCTCGTATTCAAGAGCTTCGAACGCTGCATAAGGGACCGGATAGAAGCCTATCGTCTTTCCTGTCAGCGGATCCCTTGCTATATATATAAATACCGTATTTTTAACCTCTAACCATATCCTGACTTTAGAGAGGAAGTCCTTACCGGACATGTACATGTTAGGATGAATATTGAGGATGTCTGCTATATCCTTGCGGTTCGATACTGCGTTTGCCTTACTTGTATGCTCAGATGTCGCTCTGATACATGACCTTACGAGATCGCTCTGCCATATATCGGTCCCGAACGGTGAGAATGTCGCCGTATAAGCCCCAAGCTCTCTCCATCTGGTCTGCTTAATCGACTTAAGCGGCCGAAAAAAATCTAAAAATCCCATCGTATCCTCCTATCTCAGGTATGGCATGTATTCGTCAAAGTGTTTGACGTATCCAACCCAGGCATTCAGCAGGCTTACGCTTCCGTCAATTCGTCTGCCCTTCTGGATCTTGACCGGTTGGATCATCTCAAGCGAGTCCGTTTTTGTATGTTTAGCGGCAGTGTTGGCCAGACACCAACGTAACACCGGATTGTTATTATAGTTAACTATATGCTCATGGAATGCTGCGCCCATCTCTCTCATAGGCTGGTTCCAGGTATAAGGACCTTGTGCGGTCTTCTCCATATCGAATCCGTAGCCCTCCATCTCGGGCACCCAGTACCCGGAAAGAGCTCGGTCATAGCATACCCATAGAGGTCTGATATCAAATTCTTCAACCATCCGGACAAACCATTTTGTAACTTCGCTGTAATTAACCTGTGCGCCTTCATTGATAGTGATCCAGCCTTGCTCAGACCATAATTTGTACGGTGCTTCTTTTCCTCCGGTCTTTTCAAGCAGATCAATTTTACTTTGCGGCATGAAGTAATGCTGAAGTACATATATCGTATTCTTTCCGGGCTTGCGGATAATCAGCGAACCACACGTCAAGTCCGTAGTCGCCGAAAGGTCGCATCCGCCTATAGCATATGAGTGTGATATCTCATCCATCGTGTAAGTATCCTTACACACAAGCTCTTCGTAGCTCAGCCAGGATGCAAGTTCTGTCTCCGCAAGATTAAAGTCCTTAGTAAGTAAAGTCGGCACGAATGTAGGATCCTTTTTTGCTTTTTCCACATTCGCCTGCAAGGTTTCCAGCTTCTTGATCTTTCCAAGCCCCGGATTAGCCTCCGGCCAGTGTGCCGGATCCTGCCATGTGCCTCTGTCGTTAAGTTCATAGATCAATGGCAGCAGTGTGTAATCTATGATTACTCCCAGTGCTACAGCAGAAGCATATGCGTAATGATCGTCGAAGAAACCTTCGCGGACAAAACCGTTTGTCGTTATCAGCCATGCCATTGGCTGGTCTCGCATAGACTGACCTTGTACCATAACGTCATACAATGCCGAATTCTTCATTGCATGAAGCTCATCAAGGCTGAAGAATGACGGGTTAAGACCGTCCATGGTGCTTGTGTCTGATGCAAGGCACTTTATGAATCCCATGTTCAGCTGACAGTATATGTCGCTTTGTCTCTTGGTCGTAATTGCCTTGAGCTCCGGAGACTGCAGGCGCATATTGACGCATTCCTGATAGATGAGGTTCGCCTGATCCTTCTTGTTTGCTGTGCAGTAGATTTCGGGACCGTTCTCACGGTCATTCAAAAATACATCCCACTCGACTGCAGCTGTCTCGGTCGATTTGCCACACTTACGACCTCTTACATCGAACACTTCACGGAACCTGCGGAGCTTCGTCTCTTTGTGCCTCCACCCGAATGCAAGCTGTATCTTCGCCTTTTGGAAGAGTTCGAGCTTCATGCTCTGTCTTGCGAATTTGCCCTTTGAGTGCTTGCAGAATCTCTCGATAAATTCAATATGCCGGTACCCTTCCTCCTCATCGAAGTAGTAAGGGAAGTCCTCCGGCGGATTATCCATGTATCCGATCTCTCGCTCATATACGGCGCGTACCTTGTCGGACACCACCTCGGAGCCTGAGTGTATCGCTTCAAGGTACTCTCTCGGATAATTCGTCATTTGCCTCCGCCAAGGTACCGGAGTATATCCTGCCCGGCTGTATTAACCTCGGTCTTAGGCATGAGGTCGGTCAACTGCTTGATCAGTGCCGCATAGCTCTTTTGCAGCTTAATGTAAGCGTCCGCCTCAACGGTAGATTTGCGCCCCATCTGGTTGGCTCCGTTCTGGTATGTCTCGCCCCATCCGACCTCTTCTATTTTGTCCCTTAGTAGTGCCAGCTGCTCAGCTTGAAAACAAGCGTCCTGCACCAGTCCTTCTGTAATCTTCGCTACATCTTCCGGGAAAGTCGCACAAATTGCTTTAATTTTTTTCAGTTCTTTTGCCGCTGTGATTTTTTTTCTTGAACCCATTTATACACCCCCCTCGCACACGTCCGGTCAGTTCTTCGGATGTCCACCCCCTACGGTCCTGGAGCATACCACCCCTCATTTTTTCATGGGGGGGATGTTGAGATCAATGTCCCCCGTCCGGAACCGGTACCAACTGCCCGGAATCGTCAAACATATATCCATCATCGCAGTCTTTATGGCGCAACTTAGCCAGTCCTGCTGCCTTGTCCTCTATATGCTGCGCAAAATGGCAGTCTCGACACAGCGACTGCAGATTCATGGGGTTTAATGTGATGCGTACATCCCAAATATTTTCTGGTGATAAATGCTCTTTGTGATGTACCTCTTCGGCTGGTCTGCCGCACTTTTGACATTTGTATTTATCGCGCATGAGTACATACTTGCGTACCCTCGCCCACTCAGGAGATTTGTAAAATGATTTTGCAAATTCTCTTGCCATTGCTTCCTCCTCAAAAAAATGAAAACCGGAGACGTATGTCGCCTCCGGTCTTACAGGTGGAAAATGGGTCATTCACCACGGAATGTATGCGACATCCCTGTTCTGATTGTACAGCCGCCGGCTGACAACATAAAGGGAACATATCGCACATATCGAACAACTTTAATTCTCACTCAGGAACCTGCTGAGTGCCATCCTGTGACTCTCGGGAGATCCTCCCAGGATCTTCGCTATATCCTTCCAGGCTCTCCGCTCTATGCATCTGTAATTCAGGAGCACCCTGTAATACGGATCATCAACTGTGGCGATGTACTGGTAAAGCTCCACCCTCATGCTTTCCGTTTTCTTCTGAATGGCTTCTATGGCTTCGATGCTTCTCTCCGGTATCTGGTCCTTACCATTTGCCCACATCTTAGCTTCTGCGTCATAAGCCCACAGCTTGAAGAGATTTTCTTTTTTCATACTCCCACCTTCCACGGCTCCGTATCTTCGTCGTTATATGCTGACCGGCTCATCGTGATCCTGACTCCTGTCGTTTCGTCCACTGTTGTGACTTCTAATCGGCAGGGACAATGTCCCCTCTTGATATCTTCAATGCTTATAATCTGCGTTTTCTGATCATCAAAGTTGTATACTGTTTTCATAATCTCTACAAGCCTATTAAAATCAGCAATTGTCATCGGTCCCATCATGTTTCTCCTTCGCGCAACCAACACCCACATTTCTTGCAATAAAATGCGCTCTGCCCTACCACCGCATTGCATGTCGGGCAATGGTCATAGTCTGCTCCCTGTACCACTCCTATCGGCACATCTATCTTGATATGCTTCAGCAGGTATCCTTTTACCTGGTCGGCGGTTTCCATGTTTTGTCCAATTCTGGCATTTATTGGCAGTCCGTGCCTGCATATATCGTGCCATACATCATCCATGAGTTTCTCTGCTTCAGATTTTCTCATCCTCTACCTCCGAATCATTGTGTTTCAGATACACGTAAATGTAGTCTGCAATTTCCCGTAATTCATCATACGTGAACATATCAGGCTTTCCTTCTCCACCAAAAGTCTTATTGATTAACTCCTCAAGCTTAGTGTTTGCCTCTCTGGTTGCGGTTATCAGTTTTTCGACTACTGTTATTGGTGCAT